TCCGTCTCCGCTCCGTGCACCGTTGCGTATACGCCGATCCGGTTTCCATTCGAACCTGGTGCGTTATGGTAGGTCAGCACGATCTGCGTGCCGCTGGCCGTGGCGCTCACTGCTCCCGCCGTTTGATTCGCCGTGATCGCCGCCGCCAGCGCATTGAGGGCGCTCTCCAGTGTGTCGCTGCCCGTCAGCCGGTAGTTGAAGTGCTGATCCCCCCAGGCCAGTTCGATATAGTCGCCTGCTGTCGGCGTTCCCTGCAACTCGAACGCTACCGTCGCGTCCGCATACTCGCCCACCGCGGTCGCATAGTTCTTCAACGGAACCATGTACAACATCTCCGTCCCGCCGGTTTCCGCCCAGACCCTCAGATACGGCCATTCCACGGTCGGGTACAGCGTCGAGTCCAGGGGGATGCAATTCGTGCGCGCTTCTTCATAGCTGAGTTGCAGGCCGCTCAAGTCGCCATCCGGCAGATTGCGCAACGTCGGATGCTCGAACACATTGTCCCGGCTCCACTCGATCACCACCCAATCGGATTGTTGCCGCCAGCATCCCGAAACCGTGAACCCGTTTGCCGACGTGCCGCTCAGCGCCGCCACCGCCGACGGCCGCTCAAAGTAGCACTGCATGTCCCGGTCCGGACGCAGTTTGGTAAGTTGTTCCGCCATTAGAGTCGAATCAGCACCGTCAGGTCCGCACCCGGATAGGTCTGTCCCACCGCCAGCACCGCCAGCGTCACCTTCGCCCCTGACGGCAGCGGCCCCGTGTCATTCCCGTCGGCAGCCGCCGAGATAGTCGTGCCCGCGAGAATCGATAGCGTGCAATATGCCAAGCCATTCAGGTCCACCCGAAGGCGCACCTCCGCATCCGCCACACTCCCCAGCACCGCGAAGACATCCCGCACCGAGTGTGCTGCCTCCACCACCAACGGGGGAGCTACCGCATCTTCCACTGCCAGATATCCGTCCACCTGAATCGAGTACTGGCCTCCCGAAAGCGTCCTTAGCCCCCCGTCCACCGCGCTGGTCAGGCAGATACTCCTCACCGGACTGTTGCCGCGGGCGTTGGTGACGAACATCTCCGCGCTCGCCACCCGCGCGTCGGGCAGGGTCACTGCCTCGCTCCAACTCCCGCTATAGGGACTTCCGAAGAAATCCGGCGGGAACGCCGCGATCGCCGTCTTGTCCTGCAGCCCATAGATCGCCGCCTGCGCGGCATGCGCCGCCGCCGGGCTGGTGTGCATCCCCCGCGTCACCTGGTATTGCGTTCCGCTGTTTGCGACCGCGTCCACCCGGACCACTTCCGCGTCGATCTGCACAAAACTTCCCGCCGTCGCGTCCCCCGCGGCGCTCAGCGCCAATGTCGTGTCTCCCACGCCCACCGCCTGCGCCAGCGTCAGGCTGGGCCGCCCGCGCAGTTCGTCCCAATAGTGCATCGTCAACGTGGCTGCTGTAATCGTGGTCGTGTTCGTCAGATCCGTAAACGACACCCCGCTCAGCTCCACCGTGCCGCCGCCCTGCCCCGCTCCCAATCCGAAATACGGTTCAGGCGGAACATCCGTGTCGCTCGTGCCGCTGCCGCCGATCTGCCACCGCGTCACCGTGGATAGCTCGGCGGCACACTCCAGGTCGTTGACGTTGGCCGAGCGCCCGCACACCTGCACCGTCTCGCCGCCGCGGTTCGGCACTGCGATCTGCACCGGGCTGCTCTTTGCCAATGCCCCAAACTGCCACCCCGTCTCGGCCACCACGAAGAAACTGGTCCCATCCGGAATCACATTCCAGGCCGGCGCCACCGTCAATTCCGTGACCGTGTTGGCCGCGATCGCCCGCTCCTGTCCCGCGCCCAGTCCCCTGGTAATCCGCGCGATCATTCCGCTGTACCGGCTTGCCGTCATATGCAGTCCGTCGTTTCCCACCGACGTCGCGCTGTGGATCGTCACCGCGTTCTCTGGTTGCAGTTCCATCCGCCAATAAAAGTTCGCGTGGTCGAAGTTCGGGTCCAGCGGGGCGATCAACTGCTTGTTCAACCCGGTATCCGTGAATTGCCCGGCAATCGCCTGGTTGGAAGCGATCCGGAACAGTTGCGCCGGTGTGCTCCCGCGATACACGTCGAAGCTCACCGTGCTGGGAGAAAAGCTCAGGCCGCCCAGCGTCACGCTGCTCCCGTCGATCAAGGTGACCACACGGACAATGAAGGAAAGCAGACTCTCATTCCCCGAACCGTCCACCCCGGCTATCGCGTAGTAAAGTGTCTGCTCGCCAGTCAGTGATCCGCCCGTCCCTGGTGTCGCCGCCAGGCTCAGCAGCGGGATGCCCGGCCCCGCCCCCGCGGCGACGGCTGGGGCCACAAACCCCACCCGAAGGTTCGTCTGCACCGTGCCGTCGCTCGCCGTGGCTGTCGACTCCTCGATTCCGAACTGGATGTTGCCCTGCGCATCCACAACAGTGCCGAGCAACGGATTGGGAACGCCCGTGCCGGCGCTCCCCTGGCGCCGGCCGCCGCTGGCCGACGTTGCCTGTCCGTTGCTGTCGGCGTACCACGCATCGTCATGAATCTGTCCCGTAATCGTGGAGGTGCGGTGGTTCGCCCCCGGTGCGATCTTCAGTACCCGGAATACCTGCCGCTCGAACCCCTCCTTCAGATACGTTACGGTGATCAAATCTCCCGGCCGGATCCCGAATGACCTTACGCTCGTCTCGAACTCCGCGTACGTGTTGCCGCGCACCGAACGGTCCAGGTTCAGCTTCAGCATCCTCGCCGCCTGGTCGAAGTTCGGGATCCCCAACGCCGCCAGCGTCTGCGACACTTCCTGCCCGCAGCACGCCACGTCGTCGGCGTCCACCAGGGTAAAACTATCCTGTTGGTATTCGTTCAGCGAGTCCTGAAATTCCACCGTCAACAAGTTGGGTGTGTTCGCGATGCTGCGCCCATAGACGCGAAAACTCGGCTCGCCCGAGGGCTTCCGCATCAGGCCCGAACACCCCGTGCTACCATCGCCGAATTCGTAGCTGGGCCACCCGTCGTTCAACGGTTCCGTGGCGTTGGACCACGCCGGCTTGGCCGGCATCTCCAGGGCCAGCGAGTTTTCCACTCGCAATTCGAGCGCCCCGTTGGTTCCATAGGTCAACATCAGTCTCGAAGAGTTGCGCACTCCCCGCACCAGATCGCCCGCCGCCCTGCGCGTTTGCAGTACCAGGTTGCACTGGAATCGCGCCAACTGAATCGCGTTCCCATAGAGGTCCAGGGCTGCGATCGCTTCATCGCAGTACGCCGCCGCCGCCGCGAAGCTCGTCACGTCGATTTCCGTCAGGCTCCAACCCGCCCGCCGCAGGATGTCCAGCAGCACCCATGCCGTGTTGTTCGTAAACTGGTCGCTAATGTAGCTGCCGTCCGCTCCATATACGGGCAGTTTCAGCCCCTGCACCAGCACCGTTACCTTGGGGAGATCCGTTCCGTTGTTGATCCGGTTTGGCACCACCACCGAAACGTACGCCATGCTGCCATACGGATCTCCCGCCGGCTGTCCGCTGCCATCCAGGAAATTGTTGTCGAAAGCGCCGGATCGCGTGCCCAGCGTTTGCACGTTGTACCAGCCTGTCCCCGTCATGTCGGTCCCGGAAACTCCCACCGGAATCTCCACGCCGCTCACCAGAACCGTCAGGACTCCTTGAATCTCGCCCAACCCCAACAGCACTTCCATGCGCGTCAGGTTGCCGTCATTGCGTCCGAATACCACCGGCGGGTTATACCACGCCGTGCCGTAAATCATCGGAACAAAGTCGTTGTACTGGGCTGTATTTTGTGAGACCGCCGATGTCTGGGAACTCTTCGATCCGTAGGCCCTCACCGAAATCGCTGGAGGTACGAACTCGATGCCCCCGAAGTTGTTAAACATCCCCCGCGCCTGGCAGTCCGCCCGCGTATAGCTACACCCGGTAAACGGCGCACTGCCGTCCAATGTCCCCGTTCCGCCCGCCACCCCCGGCGAGTAGCCGCAGCGGTAATACCGCGAGTATTTCCCGCTCGCGCCGCCGTCCACCGCTTCCGTGCGCTGCTCTTCGTCGCTCGGGAAATCCCACGGGCATCGCCGCTGGATCCGCACCTGCGGCATCGACAACCGTTGCAGGTTCATCCGGTTCGTCGCCGTGATTTGCAACGTGGCTTCCAGAATCTGGTCAGGTGGATTGCAGATCCCCTGAAAGATCACTGATCGGTCCGTCAACGGCGCCGCGTTCCGTAGATCGTAAAACACCAGACTCGCCGTCAGCCGCGCACCCTTCCACCCCGTCTCGCGTTCGATCTCCGAACAGTGCGAATCCGCGTTCGCCAGCACCAGCGAAATCTTCGGCACACCGTCTGCCCCCTGATCGCTCGATGCCTGAAGCTCGAATACGTTGTGCCCTAACACCCTCGCACTGTAGGCGACTCCTCCCACTGTCACCCCGTGCGTACTCCAGTGTTCCGTCGTTCCATCGGAGAGGACGCAGTCGAACAGCAGCAGCGGCGTGTCTGTGACGGCTTGCTCCTTGAGATCAAAGATGGTTTGCATGAATGATCTTTACCTTGCAGGAATTGCGATTCACATCGGTACTCGTAATCGTCAGCACATCGTCTCCCAGGCGCGCGTCTTCGTACACTCCGCCAACTGTGCTCGCCCGGTAGCCCGACGCCGCGGCTTGCGCTTCCACCTGAAGCCCGAACATCTCCACCACATCGCCCGCTCCGATCGCGATCGCTAATCGTACCGAGGTCGCTTGTGCGTCTCCGTTGGAAGTAAAGGCGATCCGCGTCCACCCGCTGGTCACCGCCCGTTGCGCCGCGTGACTGCCCACCGTCAACCCCACGCTGGTCGCCGTCGCGGCCCGCACGTAGGCGCTTAGGCAGTACAGATATTCTCCCGGCGCCGCCAACGTCTGCCCGACCCCTTGCGCCGCTCCCCCGCTGTTGTTCAGTCGCCAGGCCAGTGTGCCTCCCAGCGGGTCGGCCACCCCTCCGGTCAAGCTTAATAGCGGGTCTTTCTGCCACACGGCGTTGTCCAGTTGGTCGCTCCACGCCAGCAGATTGCCCGCCGGGTCCAGGAACGTGAACCCGTTCAGCGTGCCTTCCGCGCTATTGAAGAACGCCCGCAGCGCCGCCGCCTCCGCATCGCTCAGATCCGCGTAGGTCAGCAGCCATTCCGTTACTTCCGCCGCCGGGTCCGCCAGCTTGATCGTGCTGCCATCTGCGGCCTGATTGACCACCGTCCGCAACTGCCGGGTCTTCTGCACCGGGAATTGGCTCAGCGCTCCGCTTCCGAGTTGTGGGTATGTTGGCATGGCGTTCAGACGTTCCGCACCACCGTGAGTTTCGTGCTCCCGCGCATCTCACCCTCGGTCAACAATGTCAGGGTGTCTGCTGACACGCTACAGTTGTCGTACACGTGCCCATCCCATGGGTCGGTGAAGGAGAAACTGCCGAATGCTCCCTGACTGGCCAGAAAGAACTCCTCGATCGCCGCCAGTTCACCCTCGTCCAGGTCGCTGAATTGGATCTCCCACTGCATCCGCGCACCCCCTGAATCGCGATAACGCTGTTCGCTGCCATCCACGAAGCGCACCGTCTGATTCTGGAACTGCTCGCGCCGCGACACCGGGTACTGCGCGATCGCATTGGTTTTCAGTTTCGGGAAGGTTGCCATATCAAAGCTCGTTCACCACGTCGTTGATCGAGTTCATGTTGAGCATCGCGTCCCGCACCGCCGCCGCAATGTCGTTGCTCCGATCCAGAAAGGAGCGCGCATCCATCGCCTGCACGTTAACCGTGATCTGTGGCGCCGCGCCAGTGGCAGGAACGCTCCCTGCCGCCGGAGTGTAGCTCGGCGGGATT